ATACCTTTTCTTAGCTTTATTAACTGGTGCCTCTGCTGATTGAGACCTAACAGGTAGCATATCTACTCGAGGAGCTTGTATAACTCTTACTTTATTAACTATCTGATTAGCTAATAGTATAGAGTACTGTGCGTGAAATCCATAGATAGCTAAATTAAACGCATCTAGGATGTGGTCTTCGCCCTCGTAAGTGAAGTCCCCCCTTACAGTTACAGTCTTAACTAGGTAATTTCTCATCTGATGAATTAGTCTATGTTTAAGGTCTTCTTCCTTAGGTAGTAGCAGTCTATCCTCTTCTAAGGACACGACACTCATATTAACCATCATAGACTTAGCTCTTTTCTTAACTGTCTTTCTAAGTATAGGATCATAGTGTTCTATATTCGATCCGCTATCAACTACCTGTAACTTATGTCCTATACCTAATTCCGGATGTTCTCTTCCGTAGAATGTTAACTCTTCTATATTAGTGTCTCCTGCTCCATAGTCTACATAGACAAAGTCTACTCTGTACTTCCTTAGCAGGTTAATTATCTCTTCCCGGGTCTGTCGTTGAGTGCTATGTTTAGATTTTATACCTCTTCTATAGAATAGCCTGAACTTACCAGTGCAATTGATATTAACTTGCTCACCGGCTTCATTTTTAGACTCTATGAATGTTGGTTCTGTGCAGTACTCTAATAGTACTACTTGTCCGCCATTCTTATAAGTATTCCAATCAACTCCCATTATAAATATATTCTTAGGATTCTGTTCAAATCCTGGGTTAAAAAAGTCATTATCTCTATCATCATAGTCGTTGCAGTAATTAACTAAAGACCTATTTATATGTTCATGCTTGTACACTCCAGCTAATTCTTCACCGAATTCAGCCCCATACTCTCTTGCATAGGCTGCTGAAGGCGTAGTACGTTTCATCTGAAATTCAGTACTCTCCTGAACAGGAGTGCCTAGTTCTTTGGCTTTATCTATAGATATCCAGTTAGTATTATCAGGGTGCCATGAGGGTACATGTTTATGCCACCACCCTAATTCTTCTGCACACGTACACCACGTAAAATAAGTACTGCGTTTTCCTGTAGGAGTTGAGCATGCTCTAATTTTAACATTAGGATTATCTGTGGTGATAGGTTTAATAGCCTGATCCATTACATCCTCAGGTATGTAATCACACTCATCTAAGAACAGATAATCACACCCTTGTCCACGAGCAGAGAGTCCCTTATTAGCTGTACTAATTCCAATTGTCATACCTTTTATAATTGATCCGTTATTAAATTGTATCTCATGGACATCGCTTCGCTTTATCTTAACTATCTGATCTTGGATAAACTGCGAACCTTCTATGAGTTCTATATATGTATCCCATATCATCTTAATGTGTGCATCCATAGGAGTTAAAATTAATACTCTGAATGGGATCTGCCTATTACCTTTATTAGTGTACATAGTGTATAAAGGTTGTGCTAATGTCCACCAGAGAGAGTCAACACATATAATAACAGACTTACCACTATTATGTGATATAATATTACCGGATATAAAGTTATGATTATTTTTAACGGTTAGGTCTATTGTAGGATGCTGTCCTATATGTTCAATGGTAGTTATGCTGGAATTTTTGCGATGATTGCCATATTTATATGCTACTTTGTTACCAATGGATAGTCCATCATCTATTGATAACCAATTATCATGATACATATCATAGTTAGGGTATGATTTAGAGAGGGTTAATAGTGGATGATTAGAACTACACTCCATGGAGCTCCCGCACTCCAACATGATTTTATACACATCTTGAATTCCATTATCGTATACATCAGTAATTTCGTCCTCTTCATATCCCACTATATGATTATAAGAGGTTATATAATCTCCTACTTGAATATTATCTGCTCTTAATTCCTGACCATTACTTAATAGTACAGATGAAGTAGAAGGTATACATCTACGGCCAAATCTTAGTACTATATATTTATTAGTCATACTAGCATCTAGAACGTCTCTTTGGTATGACTTTAAAGAAAGCGGTAGTTGAGGGTCTCGGGGATTACTAAGAAATGCCTCTGCCCATGTAGCGGGGGTAGATATCAACTTTATAAACTCTTCTTGATTACCTTCTGATAGTCTGGGCATTGTTTCTCCTACTTATGCATTAGTCCTGCTTCTGAACCAAAAGCTGACCTACCATTTATATGAGCTTTACTAATAGCATTTATTGATTTTTGTCTTTCCGTTGCGGCTCCGTGCGTTAAATAAGCCATAGATATTGATCCACCCATCTCTATCTGAGGTACAGATTCATAAGCTCTGAACGCAGAATCAACGGCTTGCACTGAAGCACGGCCAACAGGTTCCATAATAAAGTTAATAGCATCCCACATTAATTTCCCTACTTGGTAATAAGCAAATCCCTTCATACCAAGTATACCTGCTTTAACACCTAATCTACCAAGACCCACTGCTGCTTTTTTACCGCCTCCAAATCCACCATAAGCAAGATTATACCATTTAGGTTTCTTTGAAAATTTATATAATCCACCTCTGAATAATTCTCCTTTTGTTACCCCTGATGTTACACCTACAGGTGTTCTTAGTGCTTCTCTAGCATTTCTTACCTGCCTTGCTGCACCTCTAGGGTCTGCTCCTATAGGTGTAGTATTACGCATGGTGAATTTTTTAATATCCATATCACTTAAAATATAAGGTATATTATTATTATATCCTGAAGGTTTATACTCTAATAGTGCTTGCTTAAGAGGTTTTGGGAATCCACCTGCAGGTGGAGATGGTCTATATATTAATTGTTTCTGGTAAGAAACTTTAAATTTAGGGTTATATCCTAATAATTTCTGAGGGGACTTATATGCTTTTCTTCCCATTACTTCCCAATCATCAGGAAATATAGACGAAAAAGAAGGTTTATCTACTACAGCATTTAATCCAAATTGGAATCTACTTTTATCTCCTGTTAATCCCCACCATACTTCTTTACTACGCATGACGTTGGAAGATGTATCTATATCAAATGTGCGGCGGACCCAATCGACAGCTTTACTTCCTCCAGGAAGATGCCGCATGGTGCGGCCAAGTTTCTTTAGTCCCTGACCACTAAATGGTGCACGGACCTGTCCTCTAGTCACTGAATACATGCCTGGATTATATAAATATTGCTGTAGTGGCCATGTTGCTGCAATTTTGGCCGCTTCTCCAGCCATGCTAAAAAAGTTAGCAGGGTTCTCAGGATTAGCTATATATGCCATTAATTATGCCTTGATTTATGTAATGCTAATGAAAGTCCCATAGTTGAGGCGGGATTCATAGGACTATTACCTGACGCACTTCCAAGTCTTGTAGTGCTTAGCAGTCGGTTAGAATATCTGCTGTCATTCATATATCTACTATATACAATATCTTGTGCTTGCGACATGGCCCCTTGCATCACCGCCACCGCTGTCATAGCAGCTGCTCCTACCACTGCCTGTCCAGCGTAATTTCTTGTAGTAAGACTCATTACCTTCTTACTAATTGTATGTCCAAGCCTTGCTGATGTATGTCCTGCTCCCTGTCCTACTGCTCTAAAGTTTGGATCTACCACGCCAACATTAACACCCAGAAGTCTCTCTTTTAATTGTCCTTTAGTACTTATTCCTCCAGCTATAAGATCTTTCTTAGACCCTTTGGCGAGGTTAACATAGTTAACATGCTTTAACTTATTCATGTTAAAGTTCTTAGCGACTTTATTCTTAAAGAACTTACCGAATGGTGAAAAATTCTTGAACATCTTACTGAAAGCTGGCATGATTAGTACCTCGTATGTTTAATTGCGTTATTATGTGCATTTAACGCTATATTAGAATTAGTTACACTATATATATTTGTTCTAAAGTGGGACCTTGTAGAGTTAGTCGGAGTTATGTTAACTTTACTTGATACCTTATCTAATCTTACCCTACTACCAAAGTCTGTCATTGATTCTTTTATAGTGTCGTATCCTCGAGAGTACTTCTCTGGTATATACGAACTCGACCGATAGTCTAATCCATCCCGGGATATATAAGTAGGAGTGAACCTTGGTCGGACTCTATTAAATGAGTTAGCCATCCAGGACATACCGAGAGCGGCTCCGAATCCTATAGTTAGTTTAGTCCATCCGCTGGCTTTATTAAACTTATTCATGATACCCTTCACATTAAGAGCTCTGGGTGAAAGTACGGACTTAATTTTAACAGAGTCCTTACCAACAGTAGTATGAACTTTGGTACTTTTAGGCTTTATAATTGGGTCCGGATTACTGGCTTTTTGATGTGAAGGATCCTTAGTGATATTAGTAACTTCAGCATGTCTAATCTTAGCAGTAGAATGTGGATCGGCTACCTTATTAACCTGCTTATTTATATGCTTCTGTTTATTGAATGGATCCAGTACCTTGCCTTTCTGCTTGATAATCTTAGCTTTATTATGCTTTAATAGTCTATCAAGCATCTCTTCAGACGACATATCCATGACCTGATCAGATCTATACTTGAGGGTATGGATCATATTAAGTTGTAACTCATTACGATATGTAGATAAGTCTACTCCTTGGATTACTTTAATCATCCTTTTTCCTCTTTATAGCTTCATTAATTATCTCTTCCAGCCCACCCTGGCCGGTACCTATACCATATCTTTTCTTAGCTCTACGAGTAGCCAGGAAGTCTGTCATGATAGAGTGCTTAAGTTTCTTAAGGTCCAACTTAATCTTTATCTCAGGAGCTATATCTTTTGTAGTTATCTTGCTCTTACCAGATTCTATAACTACACTTTGGATAAGTCCATACTTAGATATTAATCCTGATGTTCGCATATCTAGTAACTTAGTATCTATTAGATCATACAATAATTCCATCTCTATGGTGCTCTGACTATCTATCTCTAATTCATTTATAATTGCACTTTCTAATTCCATACAGACTTTCATTTCTATAGGACAACTATGCCCTTCCGGAGCTATCTCATGTTTTAATAGAATACAAGAACCTGAGTGTGGACACTTTGTGCCTTGACACGACATAAACATTACAGCCTTTGAGACATCACGTAAAGTATTATTAAATGCTTTAGATATAGCTTCGAGTTTCAGTTTATTCTTTAATAACTTATCAGATAACTCCGGAGGATATACATCAGTTAAATTACTAAGATGAGGCATCTCAGTTTTCATTAATGTCATCCTTTGTGTAGCAGTTGGTTCTTGCCGTATATTCATATTGCCTACTTATTGTTAGAGGTTAATCCTAGAAACATATTAGTCTCATGTTCGTAATTCTCTTCTATACTATTTATATCTTCTATAGTCTTTAGTTCTATCTCCTTGGATTTTCTTATTATAGATTCAAAGTGTTTATTCATTGAATCTTTTATGCCCACTGTTATACTCATAAGATCATCATACCTTACAGTCATACCATTCGGGTAAGCAGTAAACATATATTCTGAGTATGTGTCAAATAATATCCGAGACTCGTTCTTTATATAGTTATCAAACTGTGTATCGTTGAGCTTATGAAATCCATTCTCTTTGAATGCTCGTCTTAGTTCATCCTTTAATAAGTGCATGGCCATAATAAGCTTAGTATGATAAGAGGACATTTCTTTCTCTTCATCAGAGTGATCAGGCTTCTTATCTTTCATTACCTTAGTGTACTCTATAAATAGAGTACGCTGCAGTATAAGAAGTTGCTGCTCTGCGAAATTCATTTTATTCTTGAGATTAATCCTATCAAGTTTCTCAATATTTCGACTAGCCTTAACTCCTCGAGCTCTAACTATAATAGCACAATCCTTACAACTACGTTGCTTCTTATTATATCCTAAATCTACTTGTAGTTTACCCCATGATATTCGTATTTTTCCAAATATAGCTACTGCTACCATTAGTATAATAAATGTGGCATATACACATACCTTGATAGCTAAGGGCAAAGCCGCCATCCAAGTTAGCATAATTAAGTCCTAGTCCATAGATTGCGTGATGGAGTTCTATGTATCCTGCTAGGATCCATTGTCATATACGCTATCTGATCTCCTCTATAAATATAATTAATAGCTATATTGTTAACTACAGTAGCTCCATTATCAGTGTAAGTTACAAACACATCTTCATCATACGCGAAGTTTATATCAGATACTACTGGTTCTATAGCACTGAATGTATAATCTCCGCCGCCTAATGACCCACTTATACTTACCCACGCCCCACTCGGAGTAGAGTTATTATAATCAATTTGCACACCTTTAACTGTTATAGCTGTGCCTGGATGTACTCCTATCACCCCAGATAGTCCTATGTAACTTTTCATTATGTACCCTTTCAATAATTACTTTGATTTATGTATTCTACCTATGACGTACTGTTTAATAATAGGTTCGTTGTAGGCAAATTCTATATATGTATACTTGTTTTTACTACTAAGTTCTCTTTTAACTTTATCATTAGACTGCAGCTTCTTGAACATTTTTTTACTTTTATGGAAAAACTTAGTATACTCATAATGCTGTTGTCCATGGTAAGCTATTAATATATTCTTATTCTTAACTAGTATGTCATACTCATAGAGGACACCTTTTGGGGTAATGGCCCATAAAGGATAGTAACTAACTACAACGTTAGATTTACCGTATAGATTCTCAACGATCCTCGCAAGCTTTGTCTCAGTTAGGTGAAACTTATTAATATTATACCGGCTACCCCGACCTCGTTGTCTTAGTCGGAATCCCTGTATAGAGCTATCCCATATATAATCTTTACTATGCTTAGGGCATAATTTATCATCGGCGGATCTAGCACATATTAAACAGCTCATGTATTTAGTATAGTGAATTTGTAGTTGGAATATAATATAAAAGGCACACCATCTGGATAGAAGGTGTGCCAACAGAGAAAAGGAGAGAGAAACGAAGCCTCAGTGAGAAAGGAGGTACTCACTAGACTTCAACCCCTGACGGGGTGAGCGATTTATTCTTGAGTTGTGTCTTCTAAAGTGACACCCATATCAGTTGCCTTATCAGTTAGACTATCAATGGTTCTATTAAGTAATGATTCTTTATCCGGGCATGGAATTTTACTATCTTTAGCGTGCTGTATCATCTTATCTACTATCTCTTCTTTAACCTTATCAGCAGGTCGCCCAATAAATCTTACAACTTCATCAAGACCTTTAGAGTCTATAAAATCCTTCATAGGTTGACCCATAGCTTGTTTATTAGCCATATACTCAGATTTTCTGTAGGTCTTAGTCTCCACGTTCCCGTTGTCGTCTACAGTAGTCACAGATAGGTCTACCCATCCACTGTCATACTCACTGTCCTTAGTAGGAGAAGAGGCGTACATACTTATACTTACCACTTTCTCTTTCTTAGTGATATCTTTTCCATCTATACTTAGTTTAGTTCCAGTTATAGACAGGTCACTTTCTATTGAAAAATTATCCATAATTAATCCTTTTTGGTTAATCTGGCGTACTATTAGTACGCAATGTTTAAATTCATTAACTATAGTATAGGATACATAGTTATTATTTATTTTTTAAATGAGCGTTAAACGGATCGATTGGGTCAATAGCAGCGTTAACAAGGCTATTGTCTGGTCGCTGACTTCCTTGAACCGGTCCTTCCTTAAGTTCAAATTCATCTACTTTAACAGGTACAACTCTGACTATAGGTTCTCCAAGAGTTATATTCTGGGTCTGTCGAGATGTATTAACTATCACTACATTAATTTCTTTTCTATAGTCTGTGAATACAGTACCTGGGACTACTATAATTCCGTTTAACCACGCCATTTCTACTAGCGATCTAATAGATAAGTCGTGGTCTTTGCAGTGCATGAGAAGACCTGTATTAATAAGAGCTCTTTCATTGTACTGAAGATTGAATGTATTAGGGGTGTCGAATTTAGACTTAAGCTTATCACCCTTTAACAATCGTTCACCATTACTCCCACCATGTGTATAGATGCCTTCTACCTTATAAGAATTAATGATCCACCCTGTGTCTGTACTATATAATTTATAAGGTACCGCTACATCGCCTATTCTTTCATAGGTTAATTCCATTACTTTTCTCCTCTAATAAGTTTGTCTGTCATATCAGCGTCTGCTGATCCAACAGGAGTTTCTTCTTCGTATATCCTTTTAAGGACACTCTTAGTGGCCTCATTACAGTAATTAAATATTATCTTACCCTGAGATAGCACTTCTGCTTCTACTTCCATGTTCCTAAGGCCTGTCTCTGCTCTTAGAAGACTATTAATCTCTCTTTGTAGTCCTGTAAGATTAGTTGTAGTAAACTTCTTACCTTTGTAGGTACTTATAAGTTCTTTGATCTTTTCCTTAGTCCTATCTACCCACTTAGGATTAGTCACGTCGGACAACTTACCGGTCCTCGTGTGCTCGATCTGTCTTAGATTCATTATATCTCCTTTTATTTAATTTCGCAGCTACCTGCACTACACGCCAGTTCTTTAGCTGCCTCTGTCTTATCTCCTGTCGCTTTCTCGTACTCGCCAAGCTTCTCAAATTCTATAGTTGGAAAAGTCTCCATTAATTTACTATATTCCTCTTCATTTATCTCTTCGTATGGAGCTAACTCGTATGCATGGTCGTCAAACGGTAGAAAGCTTATACCTACTATGTCATCAAAATTTTCGTATACCCAATTACCCACTTTTAACCACTCTGAATTTTTAACGTATACTGTATTGCTAACATTATGCGTGCTCCAGTTATTCTGTAATCTTAGATACCACTCTAGTTGTTTCATACAGTCCCATTCATTCTTAACTATACAATCTTCTGGAGATTTAACAGGGAAGTCTAGGACCATTGTAGTTGCGTTATCTTTCTTCTGCCCTACTTCAACGTGGTAGGGCACGCCCTGATCTCTAAGTAAATGGAATAAGGGATCAGAAGTAGATATACGGTACCTACGGATATAGTACTTACTAAACCTAGGGTGACACCCCGATGCACTATTAACTACCTGCGACACTGTGCCGCTTGGCTTCACACAAGTAAAGGCTACTGGCTCATTGATGCCTAGTATCTTTGCGGCGTGTTTAGCGGTCTTAATGACGACCTTCTTTAGTTGATTAAGAACTTCATTAGTAAGTATATCCGCATTATCTAATTGTCCTGTTAGACTAACACCTATAATCTTTTCTGACTCAGCATTCTTCCGCCACTTATTCCGGAGGTTAGGGAAGTGAGTGTACGAACTCTGTATGACCCCTATCCAAGCCGCTGTCTTAACTTTATCTACAAGATCACTTATATCATCATTGGCTCGAACTACGACCTCAGATAGATTACAACATTGCATAGGATTTAGAATTATTTCTGAACAAGGATTTAATCGCATGCTACTATTAAATTTGCGACTATCAGTTATCTTATCTAAGTTACTTACATTAACAATACCACGTTCTCCGGTTCCACTTTCAGCTAGATTACTCCACTCTCTTAAAAAAGTCACAGTATCTGGCCTTTCTTTGAATACAACACTATTATTAGCCATACGTCTATGTAGAGGATAGCTACCTCTCTTTGCTTCGGCCATGTCTTTATCATCTATATCACTAAAGGATATACATGAGCTCCTGCGAGTTCCACCTGCTACTACTACATCAGCGGCCTTACATGCTACATCGTGACATTCAATCGATTTAAGCTTACGACCGGCTGCAGAGACTATAGTTTCCTTAGTGAACTTTAATAACTCTTCTAAAGGATCAGGGCCTGACGCACGACCGCCCATGGTTTTAAGTGGAGCACCGTATGGTCTTATATTCTCATACTTAAATATTACATCTTCACCGTTATACCAAGTTTCAAGTCCAAATAAGAATGATTTGGCCCAACCTTCTCTACTATCTTCAATTGTATAGTCGTCTCTTCGGTTACCAGTCTGATGGTTAATAACAGGAAGTTTCCTGATGTTCTCGGATTCAACTGAGAATCCAGCACCAGTGCCGCACATAAGGATGTACATTAATTCACTAAAGGACTTTAAAGAGTCTATTGGTAGGTAACTACAATTAAATAAACTCATATTCTGACGCTTAGCAGCAGGGCCTGCTGTGGCTGCTAATCTCATAGAAGGCATAACATTAAAGTTAAGCATGCCTTTACTAAGACTAGACCAAACTTTTGATGGAACTTTATCCGCGTTATAAGTCTCTGTTCTAAGGAAGTTTACAACTCTGTCTGTTACTTCTTCCCATGTCTCTCTACGTTCTTCCTCTGGTACCCATCGGCAATACGATCTAAGGGCAACAAATTCAGATGCTTGATTCGGGTAATTAGCTTTCATCTATCTCTCTTCCTTCAATAAAGTTATTGCGACCTGCTCAGGATCGCTTACATATAATATAATGTATATACAATGAATTGTCAATACTTATTTACGTTTTTTCTTTGGGGTCTTCCTTTTCACAGGTACAGTCTTTACAGGAGCTTTCCTTATCGGTTGGCCTTTGAACCTTGTCAGGTCCGGAGTTGTTAATAAGTCTTTCATTGAGTATCCTTTCTATGTTAGTAATTTTGTTATGTATATCTATAATGATACTAGTTATATCTTGTTGTTCTTGGTGCTCCTTATTAGGAGCGAATGATACACCATTATCCATTATTTACTCCTCAGTAATGCGTTATAATTCTTAATACCTACTTTTTTAATAATCGCGTTTAGAACTTTGTCATTATCATCTATTCTCTTATTTAATTCATCTATCTGTGTTCTTAGTTTAAGTATAAGTTCATAATAGACAGGGTGAGATGCTATATCTGTAAGTCCGCTTAAACTTCCATGAGGTACTGCCACTGCTCCCTGCTCCCCTCTGCCTGTATCTACAGGTATGTATGTATTATTCATATGCTTCTGTCTTGAATATAAATTTATCAGACTTATAGTTAACTCCCATAGCTATGAACGCGAGCACTCCAGGTTTAAGATCCTGCTTAGAATTAATCTCTCCGTAGTACAAGTCCATGTTATTAACAACTATATACCTTATCTCGTCTGGTAGTTTATACTCCTCAGTGTGAGTAGTATCCATGTACTCTCTTACAGTGTACTTCTTTGCGTACTTAACTATATAATTAACTATCTCGTCGGCCATCTCGCTGTAAGGTGATAGTAAGGTTACACCTATGGCTTGTTCTACCTTATCGGAAGTAAGAGCCCCATTAACACCTATTATATAGCTGCTGCTGTACATGTGATCTCCTTATATGTTTATACTATTATCCATAATACTAATAGTATCTATAATGGCTTCTATGTCCCTATCCTTAGAACACAGTTCTTCTATTAAGATATTTAATTCATCGGTTATGATTGTTGAGTAATTACCTTCTCTGAATGCTGCTAGATAATTAATTGCATCATTTATGTGTGCTTCATTCTCATCTATGCAGTAGTCATTAAGTGAACTAATTGCGTTGCTTAGCATTATTCCTCTTATCTGGTGATATGTAGTTAAAGTTATCTGGTGAATTATTCATTATTTCTTTTATACGATCGTAACTAACCGGCATGAATTCATTATTGTCTACTCCAACGTCGTATGATTTACCTATTGGTGGTAGTTTGGCATGACTGTGAGCATAGCAGTGCCATGAGTTGTAATGTGACCGATTCCACACTCTTAACGAGTAGTGATCTATGACTAGATGATTCTTTTCTATGGATATCTCTGATCGCTTAGTAACGCTCCGAAATTTACACTTATCCTTATAGAACGTGTCAGACTTGTAGTCGTGGTTACCTTTTATAAGGTATATATTACCATTAAGCTTAGCTGCGTGCTTCTCATGGTCTCTCCAAGCGAAATCCCCTAGGAGGTACACACTGTCTCCATGTTTAACTGTATTATTCCAGTTAGCTATAAGAGTTTCATCCATTTCTTCAACACTTGAGAAAGGCCTATTGCAATATCCTATGATAGATGTGTGCGATAGATGTAGATCTGCGGTGAAGTATATCATAATTATTCCTTTCTATACCATCCGGCGTTGTTCATTAGAGTTTCATTAAGGGCACTAACAGATGTATCCTTAGGTAGTAATAGTACAGTACACCCAGTAAGCACTGGGATATCTTCGAGATGGGCAGCTATATCCCTTCCATTGTCTGACTCTATAACTAGTATATCACCTTTAGTAGGAGAAATCTTAGTAATATTATCAATAGTTATACTAAGTGGTGTTGGTTTAATTTTACTTCTATGTTCTAAGGCTCTAAGATTCATTATGTTTTCTATTTATTAAGACTAAGTATATAACCATCCATCATTATAATTAAACATTTGAGATTCTAATAGAGAAGTATCTCCACTGGTAGTAATTGTTATATGATCATCAGTAGTATCATGTAAGGGAGCCGACCGATCTAGTATATCTCGACGTATATGCTCTGTAATAAGATTCCAGTACTGATTAAAGTCTACCACTAAACCTTCTTCAACTAATTGAGTTATGAATGTATCTGTAAATTTCATTATTTACCTCGATTCATTAACTTTTGAAAAAACGTCCGTGTCTTTAAAGGCGGACTCTCTTTAATAGGGTCTTCGTGAATTTCTCGAGAAGTTAAAGGATAGTTGCCTCTATAAGGTAACTGAACTCCTTCTCCTGTATTAGGTATACCTGCTATATTAGTCTTGAGATTGATGTATATGATATTATTACTATCATCTACATAGACATTAACAGGATCACTATTAACTAAGAATCCACTATCATCTAATGAGTCCTTGGCTATTTTTCCCTCTTGTTTAAGTATATACAACATCTTAATTATGGCCTCGGGGGTGATGCTTATAGCGTACATATTATTTCTCATGGTATCCTCCGTATATCTTATAGTAGTTAATTTCTTTCTTAA